CCTCGCCGCGCTTCTCGTCGTTGAGGCCCTCGGCCTGCGCGTTGTTGTACTCGCCGACGACCATCTCCATGGCCAGCGACAAGTTCATGTGCGGGTCGGCGAGCACCGCGGACAGCGGCACGCGCGGGTCGCAGATGCCCTCGATCATCCGCTCGATGTTGCGGATGGCGCCAAGGATGTAGCGATTCGCCCGAGCCATGTCGGGCTCGTCGAACAGCGACAGGATGTTCTCCTTGCCCGTGATGAGGCCCGCCTTGGCCAGCTCACCGATGAACGACAGGCGACCGGCGCGCGTGTCGGGCAGGAAGTTCTGAGGCTCGATGCTCAAGTGGTAGTCGCCGCCGTCGATGTCGACGCGGTGCCACTCGATCTCGGTGATCCACTTGGCCGGCTTGTGCTCGAGACGGCCCGCCTTCTTGTCGTCGGCGATGGCGCGTGCCTCGTCGATGGTGAGCTGTCCGAGGTCGCACACGAACATCGCGTCACCGAGCTCGACCTGTGCGAAGCGGTCCGACTCGATGTCGTACTGCGTGTCGAGCGCCTTGCCGCTGGCGTTGCTCCCGAGGGCGCTCTTGCTCGCGGCGCTCGCCTGGTTGATGCCGCTGATCTCGTACGCGCGTTGAAACAGCATCTCCAGCAGCTGGAACGACTGTGACGGGATTGGGTTCGGCGCGATGAACGTCGGCACGGCGCCGTCGTGGTCGATGACCGCCGGGTGCCTGGCCCTCATGTGGGCCTTGTTCACGTTGGAGCCGCGGGCGGCGAAGATCTTGAGCGCGCCAGCCCAGTACAGCGCCTCCTGCTGGTCCGTCAGGAGGTCGTTGATCTTGGCCTGGATGCCGGCGATGTCCTCGACGAGCCCGTGCCCCCAGATGCCTCGCACCGGCGACGACCAGTAGTCGAACGCGATGGGGAACCGCGGTCGGTGCCACTCCTCGTCGAGGAGGACCGCGCCGCGGATGGCGATGACGTGCCGCCCGCACGCGTCGCCCCCGGGCGACAAGTACCAAGCCTCGGCGACGTCGCAGCGGTCAGACGTCGTCGGTGCGTCGTAGTCGGTCGGCCGCCACTCCTCGAACGTCAGGCGCGGAGCCGAGTCGATGGCCTCGGCGTGGTGCGGGAACATCGCGCGCAGCCGCTCGCGCGAGTACGGCTTGACGTGCGCCAGTTGCGGCAGCGACGCGAGCCCGTACCGAGCCTCGCGCGGGTCGGCGACCAGTTCGTGACGTGGGATGCGCTCGTACGAGACGTCGCCGCGGTCGCGGAACACCTTCACGCAGCCGGTGCCGCGGATGGCGCTGTCTCGGTACGTGTCCGGCTTGAGCCGCTCGACCTCGGGCCGCGCGAGCTTGCGGCGCAGCACGCGCGAGACGCGCTTGGCGTAGAGCTTCTCGGACCACGACGCGTCGTCGGCCGACACGACCGGCATCGGCCGGCGCTTGGTGCGCCTCGCCGTGACGGTGTCGACCATCGAGCGCGACAGGTTCAGCTGCGCCGGCGACGAGCGCCGGCGGCGAAGCGCCTCGATGGCCGGTGACTCGACGTCGGTGCCGAGCGGGCGACCTTCGTATATGGCCTCGTGGATCAGGTCGAGCAGGTGCTCGCCACGCTGGCGGTTGCGGAGCTGGTCAATCCAGCCCCACAAGAGGTCAGCCACGGCGCTCGAGTAACGAGCCGCGGTGTACCAGGTGGTGGTCGCCGTTGTGCTGGTGGCGCCCTCGGTGGCCTTGTCGGCCGCCCGCGGTCGTCTAGCCAGCCGCGCTCCCGATCACGGGTTCGTCGTCGTCGTCGGTGCCGATGCCGCCGCCGACCATCTTGGCGATGGCCTCGCCGGCGACGCTCGCGTAGAGGTCGTGGCGCGCGTCGTCGTCGCTCTTGTCGAGCAGCCGACCGCCCTTGGCCGTCGCGCCCGGCATCGTGACGCCGGTCGCACGCGGCGCCAGTTCGAGCGACACGCCGTTGACCGAGACGCGGGTCAGCGCGAGGCCGCGCTCGGACGCCCACACGACGAGCGCCTTGGCGCGCTCCGCGTCGTCGCCGAGCACGGCTGGCGCCGCGGGCGTCGCGACGGTGCGGCCGGTGGCGCTACGCATAGTCCAGTGCATCCTGCTCCAACTCGGCCTCTTCGCGCAAGGCCCATGCTGGAGTGCCAGGCTCGACCGTCGGATCTGGCTCCCGGAACCGGTACGAGTAGCTCTCTCGGAACGCGTACAGGGCCGCGTCACTGGCGTGGTTCGGCGTCGTCGGCTCCTCGACCTGGAGCCCGCTCGCCGAGCGCAGCGACGCCCAGCGGTGCACGAGCCACTCGGCCAGGAGCACGCCGCCGGCGCGGAGCTTGAGCCGCCGCCGCCGCACCTCGGTGTTGACCTGGTTGATGGCCATGCCCTTGTTCTGCTTCGTGGCCTCCACGATGGGCAGTCCGTAGCGGTCGGCCCATTCCTTGGACCAGCCCATCACGGCCGGCTTGCCGCCGCCGCCGGCGTCAGCCGTCACGATGCCGATGCCGACCTGCTCACGCACGGCACGCAGGCACGCGGCCATCTCGTCGTAGTCGAGCCCCGGCCGCTTCCAGCTCGCCAGTTCGTACAGCACCGGGTCCTGCAGCGACCACGCCCAGATGACGAACGCGAAGTCGTCGCGCGTCCCGAGGTCGGCGCCCAGTGCCAAGAAGTACTCCCGGCCCAGGTCGGCGCCGGGCAGGTCGGCGAGCGCCTCCGTCAGGTCAGGGAACCCGTCAGCCGCGATCCGCGCGGGGGCGAAGGTGAGCTCGTGCATCGGCACGGCGTGCGCGGCGTAGACGAAGCGGGCGTCCTCGTGGACCCACTGCGCCAGCCACTCGCGCCGGAAGTCGGGGTCATCCTCGGTCCAGCCGTTGTCAGCTAGCGCGCGAGCGGCCGTGCGCTGCCAGCGCTCGGCGGCCGACGCGCCGAACCTGGGATTCATCGTCACCGACAGCGCGTGAACGTCCCACCCGTCGGGCGTCCGGTCGTTGCGGGTGACGTCGTAGAACATCCCCGAGCAGTCGCGGTCAGGCGTGCCCGTCAACCACAGCTCTCCATCGAAGTCGCGCAGCGCCGGCGACACGACGGCGCGCGAGAACCGCTCCAGGAAGCGGAACTTCTGCGCCTCGTCGACCCAGATGACGTGCTTGGCGCGGCCGCGCAGCTTGTCGAGGTCGCGCGCGTGGTCGGCGCCGAACGAGTCGACGCGCCCGCCGTTGCTGAACACGAGGGCCATCTCGGCCTGGCGGCACTCGACCTCAACGCCGCCGAGGCGGAAGGTGAGCATCTCGCGGCCTTCGATGGGCGTCGCGTGCTCGCGTAGCAGGTCGATCACGCCGCTCTGTGTGTCAGACTCCCAGAACAGCGCGCGGACCTCGGCGCGCGTGCTGTTGCAGTACGTCGCGCGGAAGCCTGGCACCTCGAGCGCGCGCGCGAGCAGCTCGGCGCAGCCGCCGGCCGTGGCGCCGGCGCGGCGCGTCTTGCGCGTGGCCCGCTGCTTGGCCGGCGACGTGTAGAACGCGCGTTGCTCTGGGTAGTAGAACGCGCGCAGCCGCGCAGCTGCATCGGCCGCGGTTCCGCTCGCCTCGCGCTCGGCGCGGCGACGGGCGAGCGCCGCGACGCGGCGAGGGTTCACGTCACCGGCGGCGCGACGGCTGCGCTCAGCGCCTGCAGCGCGTCCAGGTACTTCTTGCGCGCCGGCTCGACGATGGCGGCCGCCTGCGCCTTGGCGGCCTCGACGATGGCGTGCTCGGCCTGGACGCCGTCCAGCACGGCCTGGCCGCGGGACGAGGCGTCCGCGAACTCGCGCGCCGCGACGGCGAACGCGTCGATTGCGACGACCCGGTCGATGACGCTGCTTCCGGCCTTCCGCTTCCGCTTCCGCTTCACGGCTTTGCCTCGGGCGCCTTGTCGGCCTTCAGGTCGTTGTCCTCGGTGACCACGCACATCGTGATGGGCACGCGCGTGCGCTTCGACTTGTTCGCCTCCGCCCTGTGCCACAGGTACAGGAAAGCGCCCGCGTCCTTGATGGCCACTTTCGCCGAGTCGGCGTCACGCGACCATCGGTTGATGTTCCCGTGGCCGACGACGTGGACCGCCTGGGAGAACTGTACGTAGTAGATCATCGCTCCATGCTCCTCTTGAGGCCCTCGCCCCACCTACGGATTCGGGCCTCGCGACCTGCGGCGCACTCCGCGCACGTCGGCGTTGCGAGAACCTCGGTCAGCTGAACGCCGCGCGCGTGGCACCAGCCACAACGCGCATCATCGCTCGCGGATGTCTCGCGCCTGCTCACGCGACTCCGGGGTGTCGATGCTCAGGCCGTCGACCCAGCCCTCTTCCTTGAGCTTCGCGTCCTGCTCGATGCTCAGCAGCTCGAGGTCGGACTTCTGCGGCGCGCGCAGCGACTCGAGGCTTGCGTCAGTGCCCCACGCGAGCAGCCGGCGGCCCTCGGCGTCGAGCATGCCCGTGTCGCGCGGCAGGCCCTTCACGATGGCCAGCACCTCGGGCTCACGCAGGAGCAGCATCGGCTTTTCGTCGCCGCTCTCGTCCGGGATTGGCAGCATCGGCGCGTTCGTCCGTGCGTACAGCACGACGTCGCCGACCTTCACTTGTAGCGGGATGACCTTGCCGTCGGTGTTGTGCCGGCCGTCGCCGCACGCCACGACCTCGGCGTAACTGAAGGCACGCGAGCCGCGCGCGATGTCGGGCACGAGCAAGCCGCCCTTGGTCACGGCGCCCTCTTCGATGGGGCGGCACACGAGGCGGTCGTAGAGCGGGAGGATGATCATCTGCGCGGTCTCCTGGGGTCGAGGAAGTTCTCGGGGGCGATGGGCACAGCCGTCGGCGCCTTCGGCACCACCCAGCGATGCGCTGGGCCGGCGAACGTGTAGACGATGGGGCGGTCGAGCCGGACGCGGCTCGCCTCGAACAGCGCGCGACCGATGCCGCGCGTGCGCTCCGCCTTGCGCACGTAGACGTAGTGCACGGCCGCGCCGGCGCCCATCGGCGTCCAGACCATCCAGCCGCACAGGTCGGGCGCGACGGCCGTCGCGATGAGCGCGCGCGTGTCGCTGCGGTCCATGAGCCGCTCGATGGACGCCTCGACGGCGGCGAACGCGGCCCGGCTCATGCCCTTCCACGGGCGAGCGGACAGCAGCGAACGCGTCCAGGTCTTGATCACGTAGCCCTGGTCGCCGGGCTCGGGCTCGCGGATGGTCACGGCTCACCACCACCGAAGTCGAACGGCACCGCCACCGTGGTCGCGCCATCGTCAGAGACGACCTCGACCGGAGGGGGAGCGGCGGCAACCACCTCGAGCACATCGCCTGTGCGCTCGGCGAGCAGTGCGTCGAGTTCGGCGCGCGGCATCGTGCGCACCGACTCGCGCACCATGGCCTCGAGCTCGGCGCGGTACTCGGCCTCGGTGAGCGCCGGCGCGCCGCCCGCGGGCTGCAGCTTCAGGCGCTCGCGCTGCTCGCGCAGCATGTCGGTGACGGTCTTGCCGTACCACTTCGCCAGCTCGAGCCACGAGACGCTGAGCGCCTTGCCCTTGTCGTCCGTCACGCAGTCGGTGAGCGCATCGGCGTTCGGCACGTGGCCGTCGGCCGGCTCCATGTCCTTGAGCTCGCGCGAGAGACGCTGCCCCACGCGGCGCGCTAGGTGCGCCAGCCGGGACGCCTCGACCTGGAGCACGTGACGCTTGGAACCGCGCTCGCGCCCGATGGGTGAGGCCGGGGCAACTGCGCCATCTTGTCTCACCTGCCACCACCGATATCACGCGTAGCTGAGGCATTGCAAGTAGTTGTGATGTGAGACAGCTTGACACACCTCATCGGCTGGGGTCCTCTGAGTCGCGCGCTTGAGTCGCCGCGCACTCCGCGCACTGGCCGCAGCCGCGGGCCATCTCGCGGTAGCCGCAGGTTCGGCACGCTAGGGGGCCGAGCGACCTGCCCAGCACCGCCAGGGCCTCCTCCGGCGTCGTCACGACCACGGGCGGCCTGCCGCGCCAGGACGCCCACCACAGCTCTTGGGTCCCGCGCAGGCCGGTCGCCGTGCGCTTGCCGTGGCGCTCGGCCTTGCCGTGCTCGGGCTTGACCTCGAGCAGCAGCGTCTCGCCGCGCCAGCCCACGAGCAGGTCGGGCACTCCGGTGGCGTCGAGCTGTTGCACGGTGGCGCCCGCTGCGCGCAGGGCTCGCACGATGTCGCGCTCGTTGGCGTCGCGGTTGCGAGCGAACCTCATCGCCGTCTCCGCTTGGTGTGCTGCTCGCCGTTGCTGTACGCGGCGCAGGCGCGAGCGGCGTCCCAGTGCTCGAGCGCGCGCCTGGCGCTCGTGATTGCATCCTGGTCGGCCGGGCTGCGGTACGCCTTCTCGCCGAGGATGCCGAGCAGGGCGCGGAGTTGGTTGGCCAAGATCTCGTTCATCGTGATCGCTCCTCAAGATCGCGAATTGCATCGCCAAGCACGTCGCTGACGAGGGACCCCGCCGACCTGTGCTCATGGCCAGGGTCAAGCTTCGGCGACGTACGCTGCGGCGGCGCGGACAGCCCTGGCAGCCCAGCGACCTGGGCCTCAACGCGCGCGTTGATCGCGAGCTGGTCGTAGAGCTCGACGAAGCGCGCGCGGTCGGCGACCTGGTTCTCCGACAGGCACAGCTCGCGCCAGCCCAGGGCGTCGACACAGCGCGCGGCGACCGGGTCCTCGAACACGAAGTCGACGCCTGGCGCGCGGTTCATGCCCCAGCGGCCGATCGCCCGCAGCACGAGCCCCCACGCCTCGCCGCCGGCGTTGCGGTGCCCGACTTCGAGCTCGAGCGCGGCACGGCGCAGGTCGGCAACCGAGGGCATCCACTGCGACACGGCGACGTGGCGCGCGAGCGCCCGGTTCGCCTGCTCGGACGTGAGGTCGGACAGCAGCGTGTGCCAGACGCCGGGCATGGCCGCGACCGCGGATGCGGTCAGCTTGGACGCCGCGGCTGGGTACGCCGCGAGCACGGACGCCGTCAGGCGGGCTGCCTCGGCTGGCGTCACGGCGACACCCCGCCAAACGCCATGGCTTCGCGTTCCTCGGCTTCAGCGCGCTCGGCCTGTGCGAGTGCCTGGGCGAGCGGATCGAAGCGCACGTGGCTTCCTGTGCGCGCTGGCGGCGTGCTGGACGCCCTGCGCAGCCAGCCGCGAAACGTCGCGTCCCAGTCGGCCTTGCGGACAGCGTTCGCCGCGGCCCAGTCCCGGAGCTTCTCGGCCTCGACGTCGCAGGGGACGCCCAGGCTCTTGGCGAGATCCCTCAGAGCGCCAGAAGGCGCCCAGTCGGCCGGCAACGGGGCGAGCGAGCGCCGCGGCGTAGCCGCGCGCCGGCGCGGAACGCGCTCTCCCTCTGGGTTCTCTTGAGCAGGAGCAGGAGCAGGAGCAGGAGCAGGAGCAGGAGCAGGAGCAGGAGCAGGAGGGTTCGCACTTTCAATACCAAAAGGCGAACCAACCGAATAACCATTTGGTTTCGCCGAACCCTTTGGAC